CGCACAAAAGAAAACCCAAAACCCTTGGCCCTTGTTGTTTCTTATATGTAGGTAATGAATAGGACGGAAACCAAGTTTCCATGTTGCCATTGTGTTTTATACAACCATGCCGAAACCCGCGCAAACAAAGGGAAACCCCAAGCCATTGATTGACCCGCAATGATAGGAATACGTAAGGGATAAGCAAAGGGAAAGGGGATCAAAAATGGATGAAATTAACTTTACGGGTAAGCGCCCAAGCTTGGCCCAATGTATCAAAGCGGCAAAGGTAAGCGCAGCCCAAGGCAATGACGCTATTCGTATTTTATGGGGTGAAAACTGGCTTGAATTAAAACGACAAACCAATGGGCGCTGGGTTGGCTTTGGTTGGCTTCGCACAATTGACGCGGACAAGGTGGCCCAAGGTTTAAACAATGCCACCGCATTGGCCCAAGGGTTTGGCGATCCCGTTAAATTTTTACGCGATCATTTAACTGTAATTCATATTGGATAAGGGGCAAACCATGCAAAGCAAAGTTATTTTTATGCGTAAACACGAAGCACAATCGATTTGTGGATCATTAACGCAAACGTCAAAAATGCCGTGTAAATCATCATCATTGCCAACTGAGGCATGCGTTACTGGGTTTGCAATGGCACAAATTGAGGGATCGATTTGCTCGAAGTGCTATGCGGACCAAGGGTTTTATAAAATGTATGCAAAAACCATAAAACCCGCACAATGGGCTAGATTTGACGCGGTTCACCAAGCCATTAATGACGCATACCAAGGGGATTTGTGGGTTTCTGGCATGGTTGCATTGATTGGTAGTGATGAATATTTTAGACACCACGATTCTGGAGATTTGCAAAGCCTTGAACACCTAGAATTGATCGCACGGGTTGCAAAGTTAACACCACACACAATGCATTGGTTGCCAACCCGCGAATACGGCATGGTTAAGCAATACATTGCAAAACATGGATCATTGCCCGATAACTTGATTGTCCGATTGTCGGCAATGTATCCCGATAAACCCGTCAAAATACCCGCGTCATTGGTTGGCATTCGCAATGTAACTATTTCCAATGTACATACAAAAACCCCAATTGGCACGGCATGCAAAGCCCCAGCACAAAACGGATCATGCCTGGATTGTCGCGCATGCTGGACTAATGAAACAATTTCATATGCATTGCATTAAGGGGCAACCATGCCAAAAATTGACAATGTAGGCGTGATAACCACCCAAGGACCCGATTTAATGCGGGTTACTGGGGTTTCCAATGGCTTGGTTTATTGCGTCCCAATTGCGGGGCCTTATGTTGTACGGGTTTGCTTACCCAATCAATTTTGGGTTTTGCTGGACCTATTTGAAAACTAATTAAACCTTTTGAAAAGTGGATCGGGTTTCCGATCCCTTTTTTTAAGGGTTAGGTTAGTAAGCGCTTACATTCATTTGATTGGATCGGATCGGGTTTGGCCTTGGTCCGATTTTGTGGTTTGCTGGGTGGTTTTTGGTGGTTTGGAAAATCAGCGTTTTAAGGCACTTTTGTGGGTTGCCTATACCTTGGCCTAGGTTATATATATAACATGCCTTGGTGGCCGTTTTAACGCGTTTTAGCGGCATTGTGGTGGTGGTGGATTGGGTGGTTTGGCTTCTAAGGGAAAAATCAACTATAAAAACGCGCGATGCGGGTGCGCATGATGTGCGGGCGCGCGCCTGGGCGTGTGCGCATGATGTGCGCGTGTGCGTGTGTGCGCGTACACAACCCCCGCCCTCAAAAAAAAGACCCCCCCTCAAAAAATGAAGGTAGGGCCTAAAGTTTCTCACCCAAGAGAAATTAGGGAAAACGCAACAAGTACAGCGTTGAGTTGATCAGGTTAGCAATGTTGTCGATCTCGTTTTGGATTTCACTGTCTTGCGGTAGCTCTTTTCTTTCGTCTTCAACATACTCTTTTAAGGACTCTAGCTCTGCTTTTCCTGTCTTAGCAGGGGTGTAGTAGCTGTCTTTGAATGTGAAGGTCATGTCGTATTTACCCATGACAGCCTCTGCTACCTTGTCAACCAGTTCAGGCAGCTCAGTGTAAAACGCACCCAGTGCCTGGTGTTCGGCATAACTCTTTGTTTGCCAATGCAGGATGTGGGTGTTGGTTGCTGCATGTAGCAGGGTCTGTACGAAATCAGCGCATTCTTTCATCTCTTAGCTCCAATATGTTGTAAAACCTTTAAGGCAGCTTCTACCTTCCAAGGCTTTGTGCTAATTGTATCTGCGATGTTCCACCACTCGCCTACTTGCTTGTACCACGCATTGTCAAAGATTTTGGCTTTTTCTTTCTTTGATGCGGGTCCAGTGTCCAACCATGTGTGGCATTTGTAGCACCCCCACACACTCATACAGTCATCAGCCTTTAGCCCACGACCTTTGCCATGTATAAGCTCGTTGCTATGGCATGCCACAGTTGTGCTGCCTTCATCACCATCACAGTATGGATGGCATTCAAGCAGACACTTTTGGCCTTCTGCAAGCTTTAACAGCGCTGGGTCACGGTACATATGAAATTACTCCAACATCACCAATTGCTTGGCTCATCGTATGCGAGTAAAGACTTAAATGACCGTCAAGAATTTCATCACGAAAATATTCAAGTTTTTTTTCATCATCACCATGCCAAAGCTCATTGTCGTAATCTAGTTCTATAACCAATCTTATTGTTCTCATGACATCGCCCTTGCTTCCACACGGTTGTTGAACTGCTCAGTCTTCCACATCTCAAACTTGAGCTTGGCACTCTCCATGCGCCACTTGATCTCTTCTTCTACCGCTACAGCAGCCCGCAAGCCCTTGAGCATAGTCTCGTATTCCATAGACATGTATGCATCAATTTCACGGTCACCAAGGGTTTTCTTGTCACTCTCAGCCATCTGCTTTGCTTTGACAGTCTTCAATGCATTCTCTATGTACGTACGCTCGGCCTTGGCGTTTGCAAACGTAGGTGCGTTGTCTCTGATGTAGTCAATACATCTCATTGCTTCATCTTCAGTCATATCTATTCCTTGTAACTTAACATTAAAACGCCAACCAATGCACCGACTGTTATAACTATGCCAATGCCAATTAAAAGCACGATCACGCTAATGTTTTCAATCATTTGTTTTTATCCTTGAGTTTTTTCTCTATGTCGTATATCGCCACCAAAAAGTTACCGCGCTCCATTGTTTTAACAAACTCAGCCATCTCTAGTTCCGTAAAACCAACCCATGTGCGTTGTTGTGGCATAACTGGTGGCGTAAATTCCCATGGGCATTTACATTGCGGCAATACAGACCCAATAGGTTCTTGGCTTGATGCTCTTGACAACCCGCATCTTCCACATTGATACATCATGTCTTACTCCTTAATGCCGTGGTCGGCTTCGATTGCTCTGGCAAATGCAATTGCTTCTTTCTGTGTCATATCGTCACTGCCTTGCGAGTTCCACAGATTCCACATCTGCTCATCCGTCAGCGGCTTGCGTTGTTGTGGTGTGGTGTAGAGCTTTGCACCGTCTTCAAGCTGCTTTCCACTATCTGTCAATATTGCTACGTGATGGAATTTTGGGCCTTTATTGCAAACTATCGCCACAGGCTCACCCTGCTCTTGCTTGGCTAGTGCTTCTTCTAAATCGTTGTCACGATCTTTGCACCACACAGAATCATGTTCAGGGTTTTTATTTTTATCTTCAAACGGAAATTCGCCGTTGTAGCCCTCACCACTTGCGTTAAATCCTGCAAGGTATGCGGCCTCAAGCGCCAGCTTCATTGCTTCTTTACTCATAGTGGAGCCTCTGGCAGTTTTGCGCGTTGCGCTTGTTGATATGCTTGCTCTTGTGCTTTTGTCCACGGCACAGGTGGATAAGGTGGAAAAGGCCAATTCATTCTGTTCTCCTATGTCTATACAAATCTATGGGTTTTGTGTCAGTGTGTGTGTACAACGTACTCGCACTTACCATCTTTCAATGGCGCTTCCATCCAAGGGGTTCTTGGCCCACTTGGTTGCTGCTCCAACACTCTGCGGCAAGTTGCACAAGGTGTAACCAACCGATCATCTTCTCTCACTCCGTTACATCTACATATGTCAAATGGCAATGTCATTCATCTATTTCCTCAAATTCAACGCGCTCTTGTTTTTTTCTTTCATCGCCCCACACAATCTTGTTGTACTGCGCGTCAGTCATGTTTAGCCATGCCTTCTTTGTAGCATCTAAAACATTGACAATCATCAACATTTCTTCAGGGGTTTGGTCGTAGTCAAGCTCGGCAAGAGCTGCAATCAATGCGGGATTGGTTTTCATCACATGTCCTTGTCAACTAATGCCTGAACACCAGCGTCCAAGCTTCCATTACCCAACTCTTTGAGTAACATAACCTGTATGTTATTGAGTTTTAGTTGAACAGTCAAGCCTTCAGATGATTTTTCTTCAACTTTTTTCCAAGGCTTTCTACCAGCTCCCTTTCGCTTACCTCCCCAAGTGTTGCGTGGACCTACAAAAGACTCTTTGAAGTGGTCAGGTTTCTTGTGATATTTCTCGTACTGGCTTTCTTTTTCTTTAAAGTCCAGCCCTTCCCAATTGATGAAGTGACTACTGTTGCTCACGGCGCAAATACTCCGCTAACAACAATGCTTCAGCCCTACCATTGTCTTTTTTACGCAACAGTGGTGCTTCAGGCCATAGTTGTCTGGCAAGGTCTAAAGATTTGTTTTTGTCAGAATCGAGCTGTAGGGCCTTTTTCCATTTTTGGGGGGTAACCATATGCCAGACGCAATTAAAGCGCTCTGTGATGGCTATAGCGGCTCCAAAGGCCATTCCAAACTTAAAACTGGAGCTGACACCCTGACCTGGCATTGAATGCACCATTTCAATGATGACTTCTAGGTCTTGTTGTTCAAGTGCTTGGGCGATCTCGGCGTGAACCAAGCGGGAAAGAATGTGCTTTTCGTTGTGCAACATGTCTCCACAAGATTGGTACTTGCCGTTGTGGTCAATCATTCCCCAAGCACCTGAGTAGCCAGGGTCTATGCCTAAGTACATCATTTCTTTTCCTTCAGTTCAGCTAAACGCATCTTGATTTGCAACCCAATACCGTCCCACAGTTTCGAGTCGCATTCTTGCAGTTCTTTGGTTCTCAGCCGTGCTTGGTCTATCGTTGCAGGATTCAAAGCCATCTGTGCATAGTGTTCGATTAGGCTGTTGCGTGTGTCCGAATACATCTAAGTCACCCGTTGCCAACAGTGCTTCGTTGATCTCCATTAGCGTAAAGTTCATCCCCAGTTTTGATTGGTTCAGAATTGTGTGTGCTTTCAGTTTGTCCATAAAACTCCAATATTTCATAACGACCACATTCGTTACATGTCCATGCTTCACGGTTTTTTGTCAACCCATGCTGCCTAATAGTGCCTCCACATTTGCAAACTCTCATGCCATTGACTTTCTAAGTGCTGCCATCTTTGCCAACACTTCTATAGAAGGTGGCGAGGCATGTTTACGGTCTTCCTCAATCTTCCGCAAAGCTGCATCTTGGTTTGGTGGTGGAGGCGTAGTGATATGCGCTACATCAAACTTGTTAGCAAACGATTGCTTTGGAGCAACCCATTCAGCCTTAAATGAAACCCAGTTACGCATAACAATTTCTTGTAAAGCAGCATCCATTGTCAAACCAGCTTTGTCAGCTTCTTTGCGAATTCCATTCAACACAAGTTGCGTTATTTGAGCTTTCTTTGTTTTACGTTGTTTAACAAAAGAATCCCAAACTTCTAAAGACACGCCGTCAGGCACAGCAACGTCAGTTGCGCTCTTTATTGGTTGTTGGTTAGTGGTTAGTGGTTGTTGGTTAGGCTTTTTTTGGGTTTGACTTGGGTTAGCGGTGGGTTTGCGTTGGGTTTTCTTTGGCCTTCCACCTAGCTTCCCGTTACTTCGCTGCTTGTCAATAAACGCATGATATTCACGTATTTCAAGGTCGGCGCGGTGGTTTTTGTACCCTTCATCAGACAAGGTAAAGAACTCATCCAACACGGATTGCACAACATCAGAACCCATGCGTAACCTACGGGAAACCAGTGGGATATTGTTGGGTATTGGTTGTTCACTGTCGTAGTACATATCAAGCAAACGCCGATATGCCAAATCTTCCTCAAGGGAAAGATGTATTGTGTGACTGATGTAGTCACCAATATGGAATTGGTAGTAATGCATGGTTTTCCAGTTTTTTACAACCCGTTTGAAAGAAACAATGGCAGGAGAACGGGTAACTCTTTTCGGGATGGAGATCAGGCCATCCCTAGCCTTGCTTCAAACTACTATATCACTAGTTAAACCAAAGATAGAAACCGTGCAGGATGCCGATAGGAAAGAAGATAGCGCCAGCTACCAAGAACCCCCAAAAGCCTTGTGCAAAGCAAGTAAAAATGTGCGTCAGCCATGCGGCAAAGCATAAGAAACCAATGATTGCACCCATTACTGCACTCCTGTGATAATTTGTGGTTGTTGTTCTTGGGCTTGCAGTTGGCTAACAAACTCTAAAAACATCTTGGCAAGAATGCTTGCACCAGAGTCTTCAGGTGCATCAGTAACGATGCGGATGCCCAATGTGCCGTCTTCTTTGTCTGTCAAGATAATGTTTACTTCACTCATTTTCAATCTCCTCTATAGCCCTGCGAAGGTAGATCGCCATATCTAGCGCTTCTTCGTAAGCATGTTGCAACCATTCTTTGTGAGACAACGGGTTTTCAGACACTGTTGTCCCATACTTTTTAATGCCTTTTTTTTGTCTAGAAATGATGTCTAAACAAACCTTTGCTTCAGTGCCAATGGCTTGATTAATCATAAGAATTGCTTGACTTTTCATAAGCATTCTTAAGGCAGTCAACAAAGTTCACATCAAGGATGGCACACATGTGAATCAAGGACATAGCTAAATAGCCGATCTCGTCTAAAACCTCTTGGCTGTGACCTGCGTCAACATGAAAGTCCAGTGCTTCAGCGTTGTCTAACAACACAGCAGATTCAGTGCTTAGGTAGTCCAGGTCAATCCCTGTAGTTGTTTCAAACAAACGAACAACTTTCATTTCGATTTCTGCAAAACTCATTTCAATACTCCACACGTTGCTAACAATTGAAAAATGCCAATGATGGCTACAAAATTACCCGTCAACCTAGTCGGCGTGTTGTCGCCGTACATGGTGAACAGCAAGCCAACAAGCAGCAAGGTTATGCCAGAAAGTAGTTGGATTGCAAATACCATTACTGCTCCTTTGAAAACCACTCAGGCTTCATTTCTTTAAGTTGGTAAACACGCAAAGGCGGAACCTTGCCTGTCTTCTTCCATTGGTAGATTGATGTTGGCGTAACACCCAACAACTTTGCAATCTTGTAGCAAGTGGCATGCTTTTCTAAGTCTTCAATCTTCATTTGTTCTCCTGTTAGTGAAGGCACGTATAGTAAACCAAAACTGTAGAACTGGTCATTGTTTCTAACTATTGGAATAAAAACAACGATAGAAATAAAGTTGTTGTGTAAAACATAGACTCATGTACATTACTTCTACGCCAACAGATGGCGTAATTTAAAGAAAGGTAATGCAATGAATGAAATAGATATCTGGAACGAAGGCCATAGCGCAGGAATCAACTTGGCAGTGAAGATGATTAATCAGTGGTGCGACATGGATTGCAAGACTCTTGCAGAGGCCATTAAAGCAATTAACGAACTTAAAGAAGAGGTGGCAGCATGATCGAAGTCAACAAATTTTCTGGTCATGTCTACACAGACATGGGAAACATGAAACAGTCCAATACTGGCGACATTTACATGAAGTGCGGTAATTCTTGGATTGGATCAAACGGTGAGGTTATTCAAATTCGTAACAACGATTTGTTAAATTTAAAAACAGGTGTTAGCTCTAATTTTGGCGATCCATTCAAGGAGCAAGAATGAGCTACTACCTAAACATGAAATGGGTTGGTGATGACTACTATGACGTAGACGTTGAGTACGACATCATTGACGGCGATGCATCAGTTGGTTTGGACACTGACTATGAGATTACTGTCACGTATACGAACGAATACGGTTTGCCAGTTGACTTTACAGAAGACCTGACTGACAAAGAAAAAGCAGAAATCTACAAAGCCATTGAAGAAGATTTGGAACGTGATGACTATTAATCAAACCACTCGCTGTTTCCCCCGTACAACACGCGATGCATTCAAACAAGATCAAGCAGTGATAGAGCATTACAAGCGCCCTGTTAACTACTTTTATGTTGTTGTAATCTTGTCGATTGTCGGCATAATAGTTTGCTTACTTGTAAAGGGAATGTAATGGAATGGACTGAAGACCACACGACATACGATCTGGCAACAAATCGTTATGTGCGTCACATGGAATACGAAGACACCCAGCTTTTTGTTGGGTACTCACGGGTTCTTGATGACATTTTTAACGTGCATGAGATCAAGACTGCTGATGGCATTGACATCATCCACTTGGTCAAAGACAGGGTAATTCAACGCTTGGAAAAAATAATTGAAAGGACATCCAAATGAAAAGCTTATACGAACAAATCGTTGAAGAGTTCACAAACAGCGACAACAAGTACTGCTCTTGCTGCTTGGTTCTTGAGGGCAACAATGGCTGTGATTGTGATCAACGCGCCTGGCGCACGTTTGGTGAGCTTGATGAGGTCAGCCAAAAAGAAGTGATCAGCCAAGAATTTGATTTAACCAAGGAAAAGCAATGAATGTTTATCAACGTTTAAACATGGCGCGTGAAAAGTTTCATGCCGCCCCCATCAAGAAGTCTGGCCTCAATAAGTTTGCTGGCTACAAATATTTTGAGCTGGGTGACTTTGTTATCCCTGCGCTTGAAATATTCAAAGATGTTGGCCTGACTTCTGTCATTAGCTTTACTAAAGAGTATGCTGATATGCGGATCGTCAACACTGACAAACCTGAAGAAGTTATTGTCATCAGTTCTCCCATGTCTACGGCGGCTTTAAAGGGCTGTCATGAGGTCCAAAACCTTGGGGCAGTGCAGACATACCTGCGCCGCTATTTATGGGTTGCAGCGCTTGAGATTGTTGAACATGATGCGCTAGACGCTACAGTCGGCAAGAAGGGCGATGGTCCAGTTATCACTCCAAAGGGCGACATCGGCAACGATATCCCTGACGAGGAAAAAGAGTTTCTCATGGAGATGGCAGCATCTTGCGAGAACCTGGTCAGCAATGGCAAAGCCCAAGCAGCCGCTCAAATGGTTGACGAGGCCCAGCTAGAAGCAGACCAAAAAATTTGGTTGTGGGGACAGTTGACATCAGCTACCCGTAGTGCAATCAAAAAAACTAAAACTTAAAGGAAATTAAATGTCAGACTTCGACAACACAAACCGTGGCGTACTTTTCAACAACAAAGAAAAGAAATCCAAAGATACCGATCCAGACTACAGCGGCTCTATCAACTTCAATGGCACTGACTGCTGGCTAAACGGTTGGGTCAAGGAAAGCAAAGAAGGCAAGAAGTTTTTCTCGTTGTCTGTACGTCCAAAAGACCAACAGGCTCGTCCTGTGAGCCAGCCAACACGTAAGGCTGCGCAACTGCCAAACGAAGATATTCCCTTCTAAAAAACAGGGGCTGATATGCAATTAGATTTGTTTGTCAGCCCTACACAAGAACACCCAATGACACCTGCTTGCTTCAGAGACAACCAACAATATTCTGAATGGTTGCGTTTAGCTAGATATGCGCGAGAAGCTTGCACTATCTGCGAAGACTGCAAACCTCACTATGAAAAGGAAATGAACGCAAAAGGACGATGCCACAAAGAGTGGTACTCAGTCCAAATAGTAATGGCTGGAAAAGCTTTACCGCTTCACCCACCTCAATTCAAAGTAACGAAAGAAATTGAACATGAAAAACTTTATTGGGAATTTTTTCCGAGCAAGGACGTTGGACCCGATGACCAGCCACCAAGCAGCGGATTCAATCAAACAAGTAGTACCTCACCACATGCAAGCAATCCATGAATGTTTGCATGAGTACGGCCCCCGTGGAAAAGATGGGATAGCCCGTATAACAAAGTTATCTGGAAACCAGATAGCCCGTAGATTGCCAGAAATGGCAAAAATTGGTTTAGTAGAAGAAACAGGCGAACTAGTGTTATCTGATGCTGGTCGTAAAGAAAGACAATGGAAAGCAATATGAGTAACGTAATGAATGCATTTCACCCAAAGTACATCGAAACCTATATGCCAGACTTGATGAAAAAAGTAAGGGCAGAAGCAGCCGCTACAGCCAACGGAATAAAATCTGGCATCACTGCTAGGGCATCAAGAGAAAGTGACGGCAAGGCCACTGTAAGCCCTCTGAGTGACTTCCCAAAGACTAAGCCATCCTTGGCGCCAAGAGAGTTTCGGGTTTACTCAAAAGCTGGAGCTAAATAAATTAAGGGGCTTATTAGGCCCCTTTTTTTACTCTTCAATTTTTGTGATGACGTAAGTTGAAACCGTTGATGGCTCATCTTCTTCGTCTTCCTCTTCTTCAATCACTGCATAGTCAACAGCCCAGCCGTGGTCCATTTGCAAGTCAATGAATTCTTGAATAATTTGTACTTTGTCAAAGTCGGTAGTTTCGATAACAACCTTCTCATCGCCGCCCCAAGCCGAAATGTCGATTTCTACTTTATACATGCCAACTCCTGTGTATCTTAAAACCAGCAATATCGCTGTAATGTCACTTTAATGATACTTTATGACAGTTTATAAAATCATTTCTGGTGTGACAGTGTTTCGTGCTACTTGTCCGTATTTGTCAGAATAAGTGATGCTAGTCACATGACGCTCAGACATCCAGCCACCACGCGAGGCATAGGCATCCCTAGCAGCCAAAGTAGAGTGTTGGATAACAGTCATGCCACTATGTTCTTTTTCTTCTACATGGTGACGGTGACCACAATGGGCATACCGCTTAACAGTTGTACCCCACACCATTGGAAACTGAGAAGCAAAAAGAATAGGCAAAGCGTTGTTTTTTGACAAATGACCATGATGCCAAGCCAGCATTGTTTGTCCGTGCTGGTAAACATAGTAAGGCATCTCGCTATCAATCACTTCTATGCGCGGCTCGTTTTCATACAAGGCTTGAAACATGGCGCGTAGCCAAACAGAGCTTGAAATGTCGTGGTTACCTTCAGCCAGCAGCAACACAACCTTTTGATGTTTCTCAAGCGCTCTGGCAACGACTGTACGCAAGATACGTATGGCAGTCTTAACCATCTTAGGCATACGACCATCAGCATCCAAGGAATGGCCACTCTGAGGCGTTACAGCAGACAAAGCAGAGTCGTAGTGGAGGAAGTCCCCCAACTGCGCTACAACGCACGTAGAGGCGTCTGGTGAGCTTTGTACCATCTGCTCAAAGCAGCCGATCAAAGTTCGTTCAGCAATGCTCAAGTCCCAATCTTCACCGCCTTCTTTATGCCAAGCCAACATACCCACATGGCTGTCTGTCAGCGTGTAGACTGTGCAAAGGTTGTCCGCTGTCCCAATTGGAGGCATAGTTACATCAGCCCTTGGGACTTGTTCGCACATCCCATCAACAATTTCTTTAATGATCTCTTGTTGGCGCGTTTCGTCAACGCCTGACTTCACCCATTGCCCAACAGCTTTGCCATCATTGTTGTAATAGGTAGATACCCCCCGTACTTTAAAACCGTCAGGTACTGGATGCACCATGTCGTGGTCTGGGCTGTAACCACCAAGAGCAGCACGTTTTTTAACTCGGTCAATGGCTTTTTGAATAGCTTTTCTGTTGACGTTAAACTGCTTGGCGGCTTGAGTAATGCTGCCATATTTTTCAATGGCCTCCAGATACTCTAACTCTCGGACCGTGGCAAAGCTTGCCAGTTGCGCATCGAACTTCATAGCTTCAATCTCCAGTACAGGGTTTCTTTAGCACCCCAAGGTTGCGATGGTTCATACATCTTGAAACCTGTAGCTATCAGACTGTTTGCTGATGCTGGATTTTGATAGGTGTCGGTGATTACCCATTCCCACCCTAGCGCTCTGGCTTGCCGAATACGCGCTCGTATAAGACGTTTCTGTACGCCGTGTCCACGATGACTAAAAAGCACACCTGCACGGCACAGATAGCCCACATTAGTCCAACGCACGGAACGAGCAAGACCGCCAAAAGCACACGGCAAATTAAATGCGTCATAGACTATCCACCAGTATCCGTAATTAGTGTCATAAGGCGTGTCAGAAGGTAGGCACTTCTTTTGAAGTACCGACAATTCATTCTGTATTCGCAAATGGCGAATATCAACACGCTTGATTTTCATAAGCGTATTACACTTTTGCAGTATGACCTATTTATGAATAAGCGCGTGTACCAGCTTTATCAATGATTAGTTTTGACTTTTTAGCAACATCACTCTCATTAGTAGTGATAGACACGTGGGTCCACCTATCGAACTCGCGGATGACCTGCTGATATGGCAAATTGCTGGCAATGATGGCTTTCACAACTTGATCAGGGGTCATGCCTGGCACACGGATATCAGCCGCACACCCACGGCGGTGATCGCTAGTGTTCTTTGAACCCACTGCTGTATTGACAGCCTCAGAGCGGAATGCACTGTTCACCATGATTGGCTTGCCGCCCAAGATAATCTTGAGCTGCTCTAAGAAGTTAGCCAAACGTGGCAAATTCTCATATGCATTCACCATCACTTCTTTGCCATCAATGATGCACTTTTCGGCAGTGGTGGGGGTGTTGTCAAACTCACGGTGGTCAGTGTGAGTCAACTCATCAAGTGTGAAATTAGGCGTTAGTTGTGTCATCTTTGTCCTCAGCAGAGTTATTCATTTTGATAGCAGCCAGCCAGCCGATAAAGCCACCAATGATGGTGCTAAAGGCAGGGGCAATGATTGGGAATATGTCTTTGTTGTCGATCACGCTGTTAGGCATAAACATGCCACCAAGCAAACACAAAGTCATTGCAATGATTACAAAGCAAAGCGTGAACGACATATGTCGTGCGATGCTAATAATTGATTTCTGAAATTCACTCATTTACGTTTCTCCATAATTTTCTCAGCAGTACGACCACCAAAATATGCCAGCATGATTAGCTGGCCCCATTCACCCAACAACTTAACGTAGGATTCATTCACGTTGATACCACTTGCGCTGAGTGCAGCAAACAGGAAGTAAGCAATAAAGATAGCGATCAACGTCATAGGACGGATGTTCTTGGACAACCAAGAGTCGCTAGACATGTCTGCTTTCCAGCGGTCAGTCACAGCAACCATCTCAACTTCAAAAGCTTTGGTGTCAATCTCTTTTAGCTTTAACGCTAGATCAGGGTTGCCCTGAAGAGCCGTAGTAACTTCAGTAATAGAAGCTGGTACGCCTAATTTGTCTGCAATGGCTTTAATAGCCATGCCGCCCATTGGACCCATGACAGCAGTAGCTAGTGCAGGGGCTGCGCCTTTAAGAATTGCCAGTAGATCATTCATCGTCTTTTCTTTCTAAAAGTTTTTGCTTGCGTTCTTTTTCTTCAATGCGAGTCAACAATGCTTCAGCCTTGTTGAGCTGCTTACTTTGGTAGGCAACAGCAAACGACAAAGCCATCATGATAAAAATCATGAGAGTGACGATTGCTACCCAAAACCAAAATTCTTTCATAGAGCTAAATACAGTCCAATCAGTTCCATCGTTACGATTGCCACCACTACCACGTAGATCAGTTTGGAGACTAAGATTTCGTTGCGGTGTTCGTGTTGCCATGCTGTGTCTCGTTCTTTCTTACGTTTCAACTCACGCGCAACTTCCTGCTCTTCAAGAATCTCGTCATACTTCAACAAAAACTCTTTGTACATTGCACCAAGGCCAAGCTCTTCTGGTGTTCCGTAGATCATGGCTTGCTTGAGCTGCTTGTTCAACTCTTTCATTTGCCATTGCATCTCTATACGGTCAATCGCACTATCGGCAACCCTCTCTGTTGTGAGAGCTTCTTCTTCAAGTTCCCGACAATGCGCTTTCAAATGCCGTATTGCTTCAAAGTAAACCTTCAAGTTTTCGCAGATTTCATGGACAGCTCTGGCTTGGAATTCTTCATAACTCAGCTCTGGCTCTGGCTGCTTTTTTGTTTTCTTTGCAACAGGCTTTGGAGCTTCGGCTGCTGCAACTGGTGCTGCTGGTGATGCATTCTCAGCCTGTTTAGCACCGCCAAAAAGTCCAGTAATCCAAGCCCATAAGCCTGTGACTGTTTCGTAAGTTTCTTTGACCTGACCGACAATGCCTTCCACTTCAGACTTAGCATCGTCAATAAACGCTTTGCCTTCAGATAGCATTTGGCAACCAGCGCGGATAGCACCGACTGCACTTTGTGCCATAAGTAAAAGACTGATTGGGTCCACATTACTTTTTACGGAAGTCTTTGTACATCAACCACACCTTGTGAACAATTAACAAGATGGTATATATCAACGTCATCCACATAAGCAGGTCACTAACCTGCATACCAAAGATGGTAGCTAAAGAAACACCTACGGGTAAGGCGGCTTTTGCGGCTACTGCGGCAGTTGTTTCTTCATGGTTAATCATGGTTAAAGCTTTAATGGGTTAAGTGAACGTAACTGCTCGTTGGCCCCTGGAATATTTCCTAGTCCACCGCGAGGAACAACCATGCCACCACCACCACCACCACTTGGCAAGGTAGGAGGAACAATTGCATTGGGAACTATTTTGTATTGCTCACGCTCTGGGCTTGCCGTAATATTTCGATCTTGTCTTACTGATTTTGGAATTGTGCTGTATGAAGGCTTGGTCATTACTCTGTCGTAGACCTCTTTCATTTCAGCATGGCTTTTAAATGGCTGGCCTTTGTTGTACTGGTTAATAAATTGACGAGCGCCATCTTCGCCATATTGACTTGCAATCCAATTCATACCTTTGCCAGACCATTCTTTTGGCAAAGAAATTTCTTTAACTGTATTTAATTTTGGAGCAGCAGGGGGTTGTCCTGTTGGCACGGCAGAACCAGCAACAGGCGTCTCAGGCAAAGTAGCCAAAGCTTTTTCTACGTTAGCAACAGGTGTAACTTTTGGCTTGTTTGCAGCAATGATTTCTTTACTAACTTTAGCTTCTTGCGAACGAGCGTTGTATTGCTTTTCTTCGTTGCTGTATTGGCTAACAGATTGGCCTTGAGTCTTTTGTCTGGCAGCTTCTAGCTTTTGTTTTTTGTCTGCAAGCGTAAGCTCATGCAACTCTTGCGCTCTGCGTTCGGCAGCAGCCATTGAATCAATACGAGCCTGAACAATAGGATCAATTGGCTTTGGTGCTATAGGTGCGTTTGCTTGTACGGGAGGCGCAGCAGGTCCTGCTGGCAACGGACTTGGTGTCCCTACAGGGGCATTCATGGTCGTTTGACCATACTGCATTTGAGGCTGTTGTTGACCAGCCATAGTTGCTTGCGGCAGTGGCGCAGCAGTTGCAGGTTTTGCAACAGGCTCTTGCATTGCAGCAGCGGCAGGTTGTGTAACAAAGGCTGGCTCTTGTGGACCTTTGGTGCTGACATCCATCTGCGGTTCACGCATGATAGAACGATCTCTTACCGAAGTTCTTTTATTGTTTGGCGGGTTGTTGTCATCAGGAGGACCGCCTCCATCGCCAAAAAGCTTGCTACCCAAATAGGTCAGCAAAGCTAGGCCACCAACACCATAAGCAATCTTTTGTTGGTCTTCAGACAAAAGTGGTGGAGACTCTTCCCTTAAATTGCCTTGAGCAGCAGAAGTTTCTGTAACCAGCCGCGCCATGTTTGGAGCAGCGGGGTTTGGAGTTGATTCATTTTTTGGGACACCTACACCAGTGGCTGGCATCAGGTTAGCTGGCGAAGCTTGCTGAGAAGCTTGAGCATTCTCTTGTTGCCTCATTTGAAGCAACTCAAGCTCTTTCTCGGTGTACATATCTTGAGGCGACATTATTTATTCTCCGAATGTGTCCAGCTTGCCAGTGTTTGGATTGTAAATTTTTGCACCTTTTTTCAATGGTGCGCCGCGACCAGTAAAACTATTTACACGCTCTTTCCCGTAATTTACCAAACCTTGATAGATGTCTGATTTCTCAAAGTTTTTGTACACCTCTTCAACAGGTGTTGTCTTGCCTGTCTCCAAAGCCTTACGTTGTTCTTTAAACAAAGCAGCTTGATAGGCTGCAATCAAACCATTGTTTGTTTGTTGGGCATATCGTTGTTCAATAACAGAATCAGCTCCACCCATAAACACATCAACAGGCGCAATCTTTTGGAAGCCAGGAGGCATAAACTCTGGAGGCACTTTATTGATTGACTCGTTGTTTGTTTGGTTCAACGCAATCAATTTAATAAAGTCTTGGAATTCTTGGCCAGGCTTAATAACGCCTTGCAACTGTTGCATGATTGCAGTTTGCATGGTCTGCATTTCATTAATTGAGTTTTCACGATTAATGTTTTCAGTGTTGCGCTCTCCTTGACGAGTACCTTGAGTGCCGCCAAGACTTGCATTTACGTTTGCGTTTGGAGAAATTGCGCCGTTAGGCCCAAATTGGCCCATCGGTCCAACGCTACCACCTAATTGCTGTTGGTTGCCAAGACTTGCCGAGCCTTCTTTTTCGCCAGACTTTTGCAAGCTGCCAGAAGCAGTACGGTAACGTTGGGCATAACCTAACAACAGTTGACGTTGCTTTGGATCAAGAGTAGAGATATAACCAAGGACAGGCTTAAGTTTGCCAGCCAAGTAAATCTCATCGCCAAGCAGGGGGTTCTCAGATGCGCCGTAATTAGCGGCTGCTTTAGCTGCTGTACGAGCAGCGTTTAATTGGCTTGTGTCGCCGTTAGCAACAGCTTGATACGCTTGTTGAGCTGTTTGCCAGTTAGCAGTTTTTTGAGCATTTAAATCAGACTCTGTAATAACGCCCCCACGGCTGGCGTTGATTTCAGCAATTTCTGCTTTAGTCAATTCACGATTGGTCTTGTTCTCATACATACGACCATTAAAACCACGTTGATTTTTTTCAACAGTGAAAAGGTTGCCAAGCGCATCACGACCAACTTCAGTTTTTGTTTTACCGCCGTTATATGCGGTATACATGTCATCAATTCTTCCGCGCAGCAAACCAACCAAGAAAGCTCCTGGTTGGAATCGTTCGTTTGGGTGTTCTTGATCTGCGTTGTTAATACGATTATTAACTTCAGTAACTAATTTAATTTTGCCTTCAGGGGTAGGATCGTTTACCGCCGTAAGCATTTTTTTAAATCTTGGGTCGTAATCAATAGTTACGTCAGCAACAGGAGGGCGACCAACGTCCATAGCGCCAGCAGAAGGATTGTTTAAGTTAGTTGCTGGAACAACACGGCGCTCATCTGTGAATGCTTGTTCAACCATAGGC